ACACCACGAAAAAGAATGTGATTGCCGTGGACGCAAACATTTGTATAATACTTTGACATTAAATTTTTAGCCCTGCTGGTGCTAGTTCGATACGACTAAACATACGACGATAATTTTCTAGCAATTCTGGTACTGGTGTGTTCATTGTCAAAACATCAGCACGTTCAATTCGAATACCTTTATCAAACTCTTCTGTGAAAGCAAGATATGGTGCAAAACCTACACCACCAGTATCATTTGTTGTACGTGGTGGAACAGAAATTACTTGCACTGGATTTTTGACATAATAAACATCGGCTTCAGCATGATTAGTAATCTCACCAATGATAGTTTGATGAGTTTTAAAAGTAATACATTTTATCATACAGTTACCTTTGTATCAGTTTCAAGAACATCTAGTGTTACCCACTTTTTAGGAAACAACATTTCACGACCACGAAAATCGGAGATGTCATAAGTTGGGTCATCAACTAGACCGATAAGTTCGACTTTATTATCAAAGTCACGCATTACAAGATCATACTTGTATGCTTTAGGAAGTTTAGAATTGGCTTCCGCCAGTTGTTTAGCTACTTTTGCGATTGTACTCATATTATACTCCTTCAACGTGTTGTACGTAAATACCACATGACACTAAAAATTTAAGTCCCGATTCAGTTCTATAAGTATGCTGGTAATAAACCTCCTTGATTCCTGCTTGATATATTATTTTAGCACAATCCAAGCAAGGTGCGTGGGTAATAAAGATACTTGCACCTTCACTTGAATTCGTGGAACGTGAAACTTTGGCAATAGCGTTAGTTTCGGCATGTAGCACTTCTGGCTTAGAAGTTAATTTCAACCAACCATGTGCGGTTTCACTATAACCGTTATCTCTGAACCAATGATCGGATTTGTAACCTTCATCTTTTGGTATAAATTCTGAATATTCACATTCATTGTCCCAACCACTTGGCATACCATTATAGCCGATACCAATAATTGTGTTATCTTTGACGATTACGCAACCTACCTGTAATCTTTTTGCTGTGGATAATTGAGCATATACACTGGCTGCTTGCATATGCGCCTTTATAAATTTTTGTTTCATAGAAGTAAGTGCTTACTTGCGTATAAGAGGATTGTGAAAAAATCGTTTTTGGTTATTCCAGAATCACAAGTGGAATTCGAGTTACACTTATGTTTTTACTGTTCGCATGTAGAAAGAACGATACGAATCGCTCACCTAGAAACCCTGGATATCTCCACGGCAACGGCTCAGAGGTTGTCTGCTGTCTTGGGTATGGCTTGCTTGTGTGCTGCCATACATACTCCAATAACTCAAACAACTCCGAAACATATTTTTTGAACAACTGCTTACGCATGATATAAGTTGTTTCAAAACTACATTCATTTCCATGCCACCAAGTCATTTCTTTTCTGTAGTCGGGCATCAGTTCATTGATACCTTCAATAAACAAGTCAAGATATTCTCTTGGTTGTGACTGTAGATATTGATCTTTCACTGAACATGGTAGTGGTGTAATTCGATTAGTGATAACATCAGTACCAGTAGCAAACATGAACAATGCCGCATCACGTTGTGAATCTGATGACAGGTAATTAGCAACTTCTTGTGTTGGAGCCATACCAATTTTGATTACATGATCTGTTGTACCACCATCAAGTTTTAGATAACGACGATATGTTGTACAACCGATGTAGTCTGCTTGACCATACTTCCACAAATAGTATTCAGATGCTTGCTGACCCATGGCACGTAAAAACTCATCTTCATGACAACCAGAATAGTAGTGCTGATATTCATGGATAGACTTGTGCTGCGTAGTGTTTATCCAATCATCTTTACTACCAAATGGTTGATGATAGCCATATGGCTGATGACTGCCAGCATACGCAGCTTTCATCCATGATGATTGAAAATTGAATGGGAACTCTTTATGAAAGTGGCTCACCATTAAAATGTCATTCATCTGTTGTCTCTACTTTTGCTTTCTTTTTAAATTCGATACGTGGTGCGATGATTGCTTTAATCATTTCCGATTTGTAATCACGCTTACGATCACCCGACATTGTTGATAGTGATATCTTCAATGCTTTGTTCATTTTAAAGTTTTGATTAGGTTTCATTACCAAGCCCAAGAAACATAAGAATAACGTGTGCCTTTTGTTACAAGATCAACTCTATGTGGATACACAAAATTAGAAGGAAAAATCATAATCTCACCTGCTCTTAGTGGAACTATGCTATCTTCCCAAAAAACAAGTTCACCACCAGTGTAATCATTATTCAAGCTACCAAGAATAGAAAGTGAAGGAATACCTTTACGTTGCCCATCAAACATTGAATGAATGTGGTCACAATGTAACTTCATTTGTGTGTCTGGGCGATAACGATTGAAACGAACTTCAGAATACCCATTCCATGAAGAGTACCAAGGAAACTGAAAATCGTTCATGTATTGTTGTAAAGCTTCCCATATACGCTTCATGAATAAATCTTTGTGCTTTACATTTGACCATGTTACAGAAAGTTCGTGATCGTATGAGTGATAGCCACCAGTATGTGAGTCGTAGAATTGATGTGTTTGAAACTGACCTTCAACTTTCTCAAGTTCATCAACGGTCTCTTTACAAATATCGGATGGAATCCAATCTTTGTAAATTTTCATATATGATCTTATATCTTTATCCATTATATACCTTTAAGTGGGGCTTGCGCCCCACCCCTTACGCTGCTTGTTTTTCTTCCTGTAGAAGTTGGCGTTCAAAGAATTTTAGTTCTCCTTTACCAATTTCAATCTTGAGTGGTTTCTTATGCTCTGGAATGATGTTCTCAAGACCAATGCGTAGAATACCATCTTTGATTTCAGCGCCTTTCACTTGAATCGTATCAGCAATTGTGATAGTCTTAGTGAAAGAGCGTGTACCAATGCCATGATGTAGATATTCATGACGTTCTTTCTCTTGCTTCTCACCTTTGATAGTCAGTGTGTTATCTTGTACTTGAATATCAATTTCATTTTCATTAAAACCAGCAATAGCAAGTTCAACCACATATCTGTTTTCACCAGCTTTGATGATGTTATGTGGTGGAAAATTATTTACTGGTTTTGTATCGTTTAAAAGTGTTTCAACATCACGAATAAAGTTTTCAAAACCAAGTGTTTGATGAAACAATGGACCGAAAGTAATACGTGTCATAGTTTTCTCCTTATTAAGCAAGTTAAATTACGTGACCCCGAAGGCATCACGACTTACTTGGCAACCACAAACGCTGTGCGATTGACAAGATAAGTTCTTTGTGGATTACTTTGATTAAAGACTTTAATGAATTCATTAGAGCCTTCTTTGATAACATCATTGTAATCTCTAGTATACACTTCTTCTTTGGTATACTTGTTAATCAGTTTCGTTAGATTGTTTTTCACTTTGCTCATGATAATTCACCATTACTCCTTACCTTTTTTACCTATATTATACTTGGCAATTAGTTCCCAATCGTCTTTCTCTTTGAATGAGATAATCTTAATCTGATGTATAGGAGCCATGTTATGTTCTACTATATCATAGTTTACGATTTTAATCAAGCCCCACTCTTCAAGTAAATTGGCAATAGCGTTGCGTCTTTGTATATCATTCTCGGTAATTGTAGATATTTTACCGTCTAAAGCAAATAGTTCTTTGAAATGTACAATATAATACTTACCCTGTTTGTGCAGTATGTGGCAAGATTGATAGAGTACCTTTTCTTTTCGACTTGAAACACCAATTCGTGTCAGTGTCTCACGTACTTTTAGAAAGTCATCCTGTTCTACCAGAGTGACTTCAACAAATTTAGATAAATCAACCATGTCATTTTCCTAACCCACCCGTGAAGGTTTCTTGTTTTAGTTTTTGGATTTGTTCTTTGCTGAAAAGGCGCAAAGCATCACGTGCTTTGGAGTCGGAAAAGCCATAGATCATTTTAACACATTCCAAATCATCGTTCTTTTCGACTTTAGCCCACTTCGCAATAGGTCTTTTCATAGACCTAACTGTATTTAGCAAAAAATCATTCTGTATCTTTTTATCCAAAAAATGACGACGGTTCATCTCATTTGCGAACAGAACACAGTCTTTGTGCTGAGATAGAGCACGATTAACCAGAAAAGGTACGTATTCTTTCTCAGTTAGATCATCAACGATCAGTTGTTTCTTACCTTGTAGAATCTCCTTAACGTAGTCAAATGGGTTGCTCATTTATTAGACACCCATTCTTCAGCATGGATTTCTGCTTCTAGGAGACCATTATAAAAAAATTCTTGTTGTGTCTCAAAATAAGAATCCAATAAAACTAAACGAAAACCACCTTGAGTTCTGTTAATTACCATAGCTGTTTTTTGGCGATCATCAGAAATAAATTCACTTATTTTTCTGCTCATTTAAACTCCATGCTAGCCATAAGTTCAGTTAGACAAGCAACAAGATTGATCTCATGATCAGCAACAAACGCTTGCTTGTACTGATAATCAGCAAGAATGATCACTGCTTGAGGTATACTATGTGGTTTAGCAATATCATACAGAGAATCATATAACTTACGAAAGAATGTAGCAGCATCAATGTCAGTTGTCGCTACCCATTTACGAACTGCTGTAAAGTCTTTTTCTTTCATGTGTTTGACAATCTGTGAAATAGAAATGTCACCAATCTGAGAAAGAATACCTACATCAATCTTGCCGAGTTGAGAGTAACGTTGTAGTTCGTTAATGACACGACGAAAATCTGGAAAGTGATTCTTAATAAGTTCAGCAATCACCTTACCATCATATTCAACATTCTCTTCTTTGAGAATATGTTCTACACGTTTGAAGAAAGCAGATGCCATCTTTGCTTTCTCACCATTCTTCAAACGAAAATCGACAACAGCAGTTCTTGAGTGAAGTGGATCGATTATTTTGTTTTTGTAGTTACATGTGAAAATAAAAGAACAGTTAGGAGCAAACTCTTCAATAGCATTACGCAATGCTGGTTGTGTAGAGTTTGGATTTAGATAATCTGCTTCGTCAATGATGATGACTTTACGGCCACCAGTAAAAGACATTGATGAAGCATAGTTTTTAATTTTGTTTCTGAATATATCAATGCCTGATTCATCAGAACCATTGATTATCATGAAGTCGCAGCCGACTTCGTTGCACATCGCTTTGGCGATTGTTGTCTTGCCCACTCCCGCTCCACCAGCCAGAAGAAGATTTGGTATCTCCTTCTGGTTCACATACTGTTGAAAAACTTCTTTCAAGCGTTCTGGTAGAATACAGTCTGAGACTGTTTGTGGGCGATACTTTTCTGTCCACAGAAGGTGTTCCATTATATTCCTTCACAAAAATCATAATAAAAATATAGTATATCAGTCAGAGTTTAAAGTAGCAATGACTTCAAGATAAGGTTCTTTTACACGCCAATCAATGTTGTTTACACCATAGATAATTGTGTGTGGTTGAAGTTTACCATCTTTATCTGGCTCGATCAATTCAAATACAGATGCTACAATATCTGCGTTGATTGAAATAGGATCACCATCAAAGTTGCCTGCTGCGTTTGTAAACTGTTTTAGTTTTGCCATATTATACTCCATACTTTGAACCAGTTTCAGTAGTAATCCAATACTGTATGTTCAATAGTTTATGTTTGAAATGTGAAATACCTCTTGATGAAATCTTGACATCATAAGAGCCAGAAATCATTTTAAGATTTTCAAGTTTGAAAATCATCTTGTAACTTGTGCCATTACCATCACAAATTTCCAGTGAATCTGTGTGAGCAGCATCATTTGCTGGGTCGAATGTTGTAATGAATACCTTAGCACCATTAGACTCAATGGCAATACATGGTGAAGAAAGAACTGATGCTGCTTTCATAATCCATTCAAAATCTTCAGACTGAAGTACGAAAGAAATCTCAGGATCAGGCATAGCAATTGGCTTCTCTGGTGCTACCACAATCATATGTGGAGCACAGAAACGATACTTGATTTTGCTACGACCTTGTAGCCCAGAAATCAAAACATCGTTGTCTTGAAAGTCAAGTGTTGGTTCTTCTTTGTGAAGTGTAAGAACAGAAAGAAAATTGTTCAGATCATAAACACCAAAGTCAGTTGGAAAATCGTCACTGACAGTAGCTTCAGCCATCACATTCTTTTGTGGAGATACGGTACGTAGTACCTTACCTTTCTTGAACATGATACCTTGATTGATTGAAGCAAAGTTCTTTAACACAGAAAGAGTTTCTGTAGAAAGTTTCATAATTTATTTCCTCGTCAAATCGTGATTATGTAAAGCCATTATAGCATAGTGAACAACTTTAAGCAAGTCATCTCTGTTATAGCCATTCTTTTTGCCGTAACGCTGTGCATACTTCATGATGTTTCCAATAAAGAATCCTTCACCGTGCCCACAGTCTATAATGAATTCTGAAGTTTGGAACTTGTTTAATGAATAGTGTTGACCGTATGTCTTATCGATGTATTCTTTCAACTCTTTAAGAATACGATCTTCACTATATTTGTAATCGATCAAAGTCTACCGGTATACTGAGCAACAGCGGGCATGTTACCAGTAAACGCATATGTACCAATGTGTTGTGTTTTCATCCAAGGGCAAAGAAAAACTTGCCCACCCATCTTACGCCACATCTGACAGAACATGTAATCTTCTGAAAGATATCTTTCAGAACCACCACCAACACATGAGTCAACGGTATCAATCACAGTATCAAAGTACGCATGAATATAACGTGAACCATCGAAGTGTGCTTGCCCGATATGATCTGGTTTATACTTGATGAAT